GCGGGTTTTGGATGGGTATGACTATTGTTTCTGCCTTAGGTAGTGTGGCCGGTTACTTTTTGCACCTTATCGGAAAACAGTAATGCTTGATCCGATCACCGCCTTTGCCGCAGCGCAAGCCGCCGTAAAGGGGGTGAAGGCAGCGATTGCTTTAGGAAAAGACATCCACGCCATTTCTGGCGACATGATGAAATTTTTTGAAGCAAAGGACATTGTTCAAAAGGCTGCATCTAAGCCCAAAATAGGGTTTGCAGGATCAGATACCGCAGCAGCATTTGAGATAGTGATGCAAGCCAAACAACTTGCAGATGCCGAGCGCGAGTTAAATAACTATATGGTAATGTCGGGCAATGCTGACTTGTGGCAGCAACTGATGATTGAACGTAACAACATCATTCAAACCCGCAAAAAACAAGAAATTCTAGATGCCAAACACGCCAAGAAAAAACAAGAAGATTGGGACGAACTGATTAACTGGATACTTGGCGGCGGCATTATTTTTATGGTGCTTGGATTTGCAATTTGGTGGTTGACTATTTTGCTGGAGAAACATTAATGCTTACGATTTTGTCTACTTTGATTTCATTCCTGATGGGCGGTTTACCTAAACTGCTGGATTTTTTCCAAGATAGGAACGACAAAGCGCATGAACTTGCTTTGGCTGCAATGCAGATTGAACGCGAACTTGAATTGCGTAAAGCGGGGTTTGAAGCGCAAGAGCGTATAGAGGAAATCCATAGCGCACAGCTTGAGATGGAAACTGCTGCAAAAGCAAACGAAAATCTTGTAAGCGCCCAAGTTGCTGAGATGAATGCCATTTACCAGCATGATGAATCATTGAATGAAGGCACTTCGCAATGGATGAAAAACCTACGCGCTGGCGTTCGTTCTTTTATCACGCTTGGATTCTTTTTCTTGCTGGTTTTTGTAGATGCTGGTTTATTTATCTACGGCTACAACAACGGCGTTCAATTTCCTGTTCTTGCTGAAAAACTTTGGGACTCTAATACGCAAGCATTGTTTGCCTCAATCATTGCATTCCACTTTGGTGGCAGGGCGTTTGGAAAATGATTTGGACGTTGGTTCTTGTTTCGGGAATCAGCTTGCAATACGTCACAGTAATCGGGTACTTTGAGTATGAAGCCGCTTGCCAAAAAGCCGCCCAAGAATGGCGAGACTTGGGCTATAAAGTTGGCTGCGTTCAGACTGTGAGGAAAAAGTGAAAGTTTCAGACAAAGCAATTAATGTAATCAAGCATCATGAAGGCACTCGCCAACGTGCGTATCGTTGCCCTGCAAAACTGTGGACCATTGGCGTTGGTCATGTTCTTTACCCAGAGCAGGGCAAGCTAAAGATTGAACAGCGTGATGCCTATTCATTGCGCCCTGAGGATGATCGCGTATTCAGCATGGAGGAAGTAGATGCAATTCTTAGAGCAGATTTGGAGCGCTTTGAGCGAGGGGTCACTCAGTTCTGTTTTGTTCCTCTTACACAAGGCGAGTTTGATGGGCTTGTTTCTTTTTCTTTTAACTGCGGTCTTGGAACACTCCAGCGTTCTACGCTTCGTCAAAAACTTCTACGTGGCGACAAAGAAGGCGCTGCGGATGAGTTTTTAAAATACTGTATGGCTGGAGGCAAGCCTTTAAAGGGATTGCAGAACAGGCGCATTGATGAACGCGCCATGTTCTTGGGTCTTGTTTTATAACGGGTCAACAATACTCATAAGAGTGCTGCGGACTTGCTGCATTTCTGCAATTATTGATGCAATCATAAGGCGCAATTGCTCCATTTCAATATGATTGGTTTGCATACTAAGATAAGCATCATTTGCCCATTTTGCCAAATCGTCTTTTTCCCACGTTTTAAAATTTGGTGTATCAGAAAGGTACGTCATTATCAAACTCCGGTTTTTTAGTGTCTTCTTGAGTGCGTGGCTCATTAATATAAGCCCATCCATTCCAACCACCATCTATTAGCGGCATGGAATCTAATTTCAACATATCGCCGTTTTTGGTGTCAATGATTGAACCAATTCGTTGATAACGATTCTTTTTTTCGCCTTTGGCGTTAGTGTATTGACCATTAATAATGGTGATTTCTTTGATAACTTTAGACATTACGACTCCAATAAAAATTTATGTTGCTTACTAATTGCTCGAACCGCTTCTGCGTAATAAATTCGTGCTGCTTCTACTTTGGTCTTGATTTTTTCTTCAAGCGCCATATCACGTTGGTAATCAACAATTGTCACGCGCAACTCAGGCACAATATGCCCGACTTCATGTAACTGTTTGTCTTCATAACCAATCAATGATTCCGGGGTATTGACAAGGCAATATGCAATGCTTGCAAGTGGTTTGTCCCACAACATCATGTATGCCCTCAATTGCCATTCATAAGTAGAGTTGTCTCCAAATTCTGCAATTGCTGGAAAAGTTGTCAAACACCAACTAGATTTAATGTCAATAATTCGATCATCACCAACAATGTCTGCCGTGCCAGTAATCCAATCATTTTCACGCCATTCCTCATTTTTAGAATATCTACAGCCAAGCGCAGCATTAAACAATTCAATGGATTCATCTTCAACCATGATTCCTTTGGTCATGTATTTGCTGGTGATTTTTTCATCATATCCATAGACAAATTCTTTTGCCCGTTTCATTAGACTTGTTTTTGCGCCAACTGATAAAACTTCGCCTTTACCCTTTGGGTCAGTCATAATGTCTGCTAATGAAGACGCTCTAAATTTAATATTATTCATTGGACTTTGCCTTTCATTTCATCTTTTTTTGCAATAATTTTGCGTTGCAAATCAGGATTGGTTGCCGTTGCTGCATACGCTTCCATGTATGCTTGTTTTAATTGATCTTTAGTTTTGGCAGATTCAATTTTTGCCATGATTTCTGATTCATTGATTTCTGTGCGGCGCGGTTTGGATGCTGCATTGCCATCATCATCCTCAGGGGCAATTCCACAAGCCGCCATCAAAGAGTACCTACGCGCATAAGTCAATGCAGAGCCGTAACCCTGCGGGTCTTGTTTGGCAGCAGGGACGTGCAATTTGCCACACTCTAAAGATTCGCCTGATTCATGCACAAAAACTGTTTCCACAGTAACCCCGGAATCATCTAGGCTTGTGCGTTGAATCAATGCAATTCCAGCATCATTTAATCCATCCATTACAGCTTCTACGCAAGCCGCAAGATCAGCATATCGGCTGCGGAAATGTGGATTTGTGCTGGTTTTTAATGCTGGCCCAAAGGCACGTTGAGCCTTTACCAAAGCTGAAGATATTTGTTTCATAGCGCCCATCCATAAACTAGAGTCCAAGCTAAAACGATGCCAATGGCAGTTGCCAATAAATAGTCAAGTGTTTTTTTCATGATTTGTCCATTTCAATAATGTCAATAAATTCTTCAATTTTTTCTGTAGCAACCAACATCGTAGAACACAAAACATCAAGCAAAGAATCAACATATCCAATGTCTATGTTGTCTTTTTTTTCTAAGTGTTCACGGATTGCTTGCGTAATTGAAAACACTTGCATTGCTGTGTTCAATCCCTGATAAAGCAGGGCGCGGTTTTCATTTGCTTTGCTCATATTGCTTACTCCTAAAAAGACCCCAAGGGATTCGGGGCATAAACCAATTATAAGGCAGATTACATAAATGTCAATATCTTTTTGCAAATATTTTTAAACAAGCAAAAGTTTTTCTGCTTCTGTTTTGATTCTGTCGCCATTACCAAACCATGCGTTGTTCATGCGAGTGTCAACATTGTGTCCACGCTCATGGTCAATGTATTGCGACACAGCGTTAAGCAGTCCCCATTTAGTGCCATAGACTCCAAAATTATTTGCACCCATACCAGCACCATCAAACAATTCCATGACACGTTTAAACCCTCGTGATTCTTTGAATGTGTTGGTCTGTTGGTTGTATGCAGCAGGGAACAATTCATTAGTAAATTGCTTGGCGTATTCGCTGCTAACACCTTGACGGGCAAGTCGTCGATAGTTGTCCATCATTCCTTCAAAACCATTGACAACTAATCCAAGGCGGTCACGCATAAGGCTTGCATCAAATTTTGCGCCGTGAGTAATGTTTACTCTACTTGGCGCGGCTTCTTGATCTGCCATTGACAACGTATTGTTGCAAACAACTCTAACGCTAGTGAACTGTCCAACAGTTGCCGTAGTGCCATCAAATGATGTGCTGAGTAAAAGATAACCTCGCACAACATCGTCGTGCAAAACAACTGCTTCACGATTTACATTTGCCAATGCCCAAATCCGCTTTCCGCTTTTGATTGCTCCAGCAACTTCTAAAGTAAACCCTGCGCTTTGCATCAACGTATTAAAGAAATCTAGAATTTCCGCTGGTTGGTGAACTTTATAACGATTGGTCACGACTCCCAATGGTTTGTGATTGTCGCTGCGATAAATAACTTTTTGATTGTCAATTTCGCTGTACGTTTCATTGTCCCAACTAAACATGATCGGTGAAATTTTTGCTTCCCAATCAAGTCCAGCTTCTTTGCGCCAAACATCAATAGAAGCGTTTGGTGTAAGTTGTTGACCAAGTCCATGCCAAGGTGTATTGCCAGCGTAAGCAATTTCTGCTTTATTGGTGATTGTATTGTTTTCAATTAAATGGGTCATTTTTATTCCTTAAATAGTTTCATTAGATTTTTGCCACCATTGGCTCTGTGATTCAAAAAGTTTGTAAGATTCTTTTGTGTCCTTTTCTAATTTAGAAATTGGCAAACCACAATGTTTATATCCATCGCGAATTGAATTGAAATACGTTTTCATTGGCGGGTGATATTCCCGTGCGTTCATGTAATAAATAATTGCGTTCATTGATCCTTTCTTTGTTTCAACTTCAAAAACAAACCGGTTATACAAATGCGGATAGCCCTCATACCTATCAAGCGCCGCAAGACAGTCTTTAGAAATGTCCCACAATCCAATTGCTACATAAGAGTCTAGATGCCACTCAACATCTGCTACGCCACGAAACACAAGTCGGTGGTCAAGGAGTTTGGCAGTTCCAATAAATCTTGCGGAAGGGCATCGTAATGACATTTGATCATGGTTTAAATTACTCCCGTATGCTGCATAAATCATTTCAATCATCCTAAAAAAAGTCTAGAAATCAATTTGTGTTTTTCTAAATCGCACAAAAAATCATGTTCATTGCTGGCGCTAACATCAACGTGGTCTAACAATTTGGCTCTGCTGGCAACGCTAATCATGTATTGTTCATTGGTTTTTCCTATAGTAAAAATGCCGCTATCGCGCATCTGCTCAACAGCGTGGCGTTGACTTCGCCCAACATAAAGTTTCCCATCGTTGGTAAGAATAATTGTGTTCATGTTTTTCATGGTAATTCCTTAAGCAGTCGCAAAATATGCGCGGCGCGCTTTGTAAAAAGTTTTTTCTGTTGCCGTAGGCAAAACGTCCAGCAAATTGTCAAACTTGCCTTCGCCAGTTTTGCGGATAGTCTTGGCGGTAATAGCGCACTCAACAAATCCACCAACTAATTTGACCCAATTGGTGATCTTTGCGCCATCAACTGTTCCTTGGTGTTGGCGAAACTCAATAGTTCCATGGCGCAGTAGGGATTCAAAATTCAATTTGTGGTAACGACTTGTGCCGTAACCATCGCCGTTCATTGCCATTATGATTTCATTGCGGTTCACAGCTTTGTCAATGGCAACAAATGCCGCATCTAAAGATTGGTACTTACTACGCAGACCCTTTGCGTATGGGTTGTTACGGCGGCTCGGTGTAACAATAGAATCAAAGCAAGATTCGTATTTCATCCACATTTTGCTGACACGCTTCAATCCATCAGTATTAATGTCACGGGCATCAACGTGGACGTGTAATCCGCAGCTTGTGTTTACTTTGGCATTCAAAGTTTTTAACACTTGGCAAACAACTTCAATTTGCATCAAGCCATTGTCGCCTTCAAGGATTGGGCTAACCAGTTCAAAGCCTTGGTTGCCACGGATGCTGCAATCGCTAACAATTTTCCAATGTGCGCGTGTTTGGTGGTTATAACCTTCTACTACACAAAGAATTCCAGCGGCATTGATTGCGCTGTTCAATGTACGCATATCAACGTTGTGCGCTTCAATCTCAATTCCAAATTTGCGGCTCATACTTAACTCCTTAAATAGACCCTTAGTAAATTTGTAGGGCATGGCGTTATTATAAGCCAGATTACATGGCGGTCAACACTTTTTTTGGTTTTTTTTGGTCTTTTTTCTAGGTGTTTTCCCTAGTATTTTTCTTTTATAAGCCATGTTACAATTGCAATATGGAAAAAAGTACAGCAATCAAATTAGCGGGAAGTGTGCAGGCGCTTGCTAATTTGTTAAACATTAGCAGACCTGCGATATACCAATGGAAGCTTATGGTTCCAAAGATGCGTGTATTTCAATTGAAGGCGATAAAGCCTGAGTGGTTTAAATGATTTTGAGCGCGGCTACTCTTAGCGGGGGAAAAGGTGATTCGTTACCACCCTGCCGATGCTCTCTTAGTAACGCAACCGACAACGTGAGGTTCAATGCACTATTACCAATTCAATATAGGTGACTATGCAAGTCACACACAACGCCTTTCCTTGATGGAGGATTTGGCATACCGCAGACTTCTTGACGAATACTACTTACATGAGCGTCCGTTTAACAGCGGCATTGCATCCGTTGCCCGGCAGATTGGGATGCGAGAACATGAATCGGAAGTCCAATTTATCCTTGAATCTTTTTTTGAATTGACTGCCGATGGTTGGGCAAACAAAAGAGCAGACGAGGAAATTGCTCAATATAGAAGCAAAATTGAACAAGCGTCAAGGGCGGGTAGAGCATCTGCTGAACGGCGGTTCAACGCCGGTTCAACGGACGTTCAACCAAACATAAAACATAAACCAATAAACATAAAACAAGAAACAAAGAATACAGCGCCTGATGGCGTTAGTGATTCAGTTTGGCAAGATTTTGTGAAATTGAGAAAAGCTAAAAAAGCTGCAATTACAGAAACCGCAATAAAGGGCATAGAGCGAGAAGCCCGTAAAGCAGGGGTAAGCCTTCAAGCGGCAATTGAAACGTGCTGTGAGCGTGGATGGGCGGGTTTTAAAGCGGAATGGATGCAGACTGTTAAACCAGCGCCGAATCTTGCTGCTGCGCGAACAATATTTGGCGATGAAAGGACGTTCAATGAAACCCTCACGATTACCTGATGGTTGGATACAGCGCGTGTTTGCTTCAATGCAAGGCAACTACGGCACTCGATTTATGAACCAATGGAAAACTGGTCAGCTATTGCCTGATGGCAATGATGCTGGAATTGTCAATGCGATGAATCATTGGTCAGAGCGCATGGCGGGTGTAAGCGCAGAAACAATAAAACGTGCATTAGATCAATTGCCGCCCGAGCCTCCATCATTGCCGCAATGGATGGATTTGCTACGCCGATGCTATGTTGAACCCAATGTTCTCAGAATTGGTCGAACTTATACGGCAGAGGAGTTGCAAGAAAACAAGCGCAAGATAGCTGCAATCTTGCAGAAAATTAAACGTGTTTGACTCTGATGCAATTCGTGAAAAGTTTTTTGCACATTATTTGGCACTTTGTAAGCAAGCTGCTACTAAAGAGTACGCTTGGCATCAGGTTAAAAAAATGGATGATGATTCAAGCG